CGGTGGCCTTGCAGTAAAGTTCTTGCACTCGTAAATTATCTTCATGAATTCGTCTTCAGGTCCCCTGAAGTATTCAAGCCCCCTGGGGTGAACGCCGAACGCCAGACGGCACCGACGGAGCACCTCCCTCTCGACCACCACATCGTCATGAACCTTCAGGACCATCGCTATGATCGAGTCGCCCGGGTACGCCTTGAGCCTTTTCATAGAGTTCCCGTAGTCCTGCTGGGTCCGCCCCACCTTGTACACACCGTCAGCCATCATGATTAAATAAATATAGCCTGGCATACTTTGTCATGGGCTGAGATTTTTTTCTGGGGAGACGGACTTCGTCTCCTGGGGAAAAATGGTGAAGGTGAAACCCGTTTTCAAAATCCAAAAATCATGGGGTCGTGGCGAGGGTGCCCAAAATTTTTCAACTTTCCACCCTTCACCACTTCTCCACTTCACCATTTCAACCTATTTCTCACCAAAACACGGGGTGAAACCTGGGTGAAACCTGGGTGAAACCTGGGTGAAACCTATCCTGAAAGATCCCAAACGTCGTACCCCTGATCCTCGATACCCTTGACGACCTCTCGGCAATCGATGACCCATGTGTACGACCCTGCATGACCCGTCTCGACTTTGACGCCCTGGATCTTATCGATGGATGGCTTGAATGTCTGCTTGTTTTTAGGCTTGTAATCTGAGAACCGACACCTGACGACCCAGTCGTGGTAATCATCAAACATGTCCGAACTCTTGATGCGTATAGTCTCGGTCACGGCCTTCTGAACTTTGTGGTAAATGAACAGCAGTTCCTTGTCGACCGAGAGGCTCTTGACGCGCTTGTAGATGTCCGTCATCGGGCGCTCCGCCTGGAAATTCGTCTGGGAGATGTCGATGCCCGTGAGGTGATCGTAGATGGCCCTAATGTTACCTGGCTCACTGGCGTACTTGCGAAACTCTTGAAAGTATTCGACGTTTTTGTAAAACTTGTTCGAGCACTCGAGGACTGCGTAGCGTCTGTCATCTGAGTCGAGCTTTACGGGATCGGGCTTATTGTGAATTATGACGAAATTACAGCAGTTGTTGAGGGTGCAGCGCATGATGCCCTTGGCCTCGTACTGGACAGTCTCCCCCGTGATGTATGTTTTGAACTGATCGGAGTTCATCTTTATGGTGCCGACGTTGAAATCGTCAACGACCACCATGATTTTCGAGTTGGTCAACGGGGCGAACTGGGAAAACAGATCCTTGTCAGGGCTGCACGTGTGACCGAAGTACTCGGCTCCCATCACCTTTTTCATGACGTGTTCGAACACGCTTGATTTACCCGCTCCCTGCCGACCGATGATGACGAGTGCCACCTCCGTCTTGCGACCCGGGTACTGAACGATGTTCGCGAGCCACTTGAACACATATCCAGCCTGATCACCGAAAAGAGCCTCGACGTGATCTATGAACATGGCGGCCGAACCGGACGTCTCCGTGATCTTCTGAGCCGCAAAGCCCTGCCATGTGTTGAAGACGTCCTTTGGACACGACGTGGGTGGGGGGAGAAAGTCGATATTCTCGTAGGTGCGCATGGTAGGGTCTTTGAGCCAACGCTTGACGAAGGGCTCATCCTTCAGGAGTTTGTTTTCATTCATCTGAAAAAGGATAGCCCGATTCATGAGTTGAATTCCACCCTGTGTGAGACGCACGAATCCAAAGGGGTTCATGATTTTCAAGTGAGTCTTTTCAAATTCAATCTTTTCACGTTCATAGTTTGTGGCATCTGGGTTCTTGATGACCCATACGAGCGAATCACCGTCCTGGGCCTGGACACAGACGTCGAGCCAAGAGGAGTCACCGATGAGCGTCGCGCCCCGGAAACTCAACACATTCGATGGAGCTTTATTGAATACCGTACCATCGGTTATTTTACGAAGCTGAATAACATAGTCATCGAGCTGTGTTCCGGTCACGACGAAGCGAAAGTGCGTGAACCATACAGCCCCCTCCTGGAAGGTGGACACGATTCCATGAATGCGTAGTCTCGGGTAGTTCTGGGAGTTTACGATCATTTCGAGATCATTTTCACATTCGCACCTGCGCTGAAGGATTTCAACCTCCGTGAGCCTGGTGGCCGACTTGATTTGGTATTCAAAAAAGGGCTTCTTACCGTTACGGGAAACAAGCACCTCGCATGCATATGGGTTCGACTGGAGAAACTCCTCAACCTCCGCCTGGGTGTTGAGTTGGACGGGAGTCTTGGAGTTTGGGGTCGGACACATGAACACGGGAGCCATCCTATCATGGCCTGGGATTTTTTCTGAGGAGACTCGTCTCGTCTCCTGAGGAAACTCAAGTGGTCGCCATCTTCCTGAAGGCGTACCGCTCGGCATGACTTGTTAAAATTTCAGCCTTGTTTTCCTCATAATATCGGGCCGACTGATCACGGGTCTCTTCCCGGTGCGTCTCACGGTACTTTGCCCGGGCCCTGCGATTGCTTTCAGCTTTGCGCTGCTTGGCCTCTTCGAGCTTCTGCTGCTGCTCGTCCCAAAAGGCGAAGATGCGTTCGATGGGGGTGCCTTTATATGTCTCCATACCTGATTTATGTGAGGAAAATAACTTTAAGTGTTTACTGCGCCGTGACGACCGGGGCCTCCACGACGGGCTCAGCCTCTGGGACGACCGGGGCCTCCACGACGGGCTCAGCCTCTGGGACGACCGGGGCCTCCACGACGGGCTCAGCCTCTGGGACGACCTCAGACTCCACGACGGGCTCAGCCTCTGGGACGACCTCAGCCTCCACGACGGGCTCAGCCTCTGGGACGACCTCAGCCTCGGGGACGGGCTCAGCCTCTGGGACGACCTCAGCCTCCACGACGACCTCGGCCTCTGGGACGGGCTCAGACTCCACGACGACCTCGGCCTCTGGGACGGGCTCAGACTCCACGACGGGCTCAGCCTCTGGGACGGGCTCAGACTCCACGACGGGCTCAGCCTCTGGGACGACCTCAGCCTCAACGACGGGCTCAGCCTCTGGGACGAGCTCAGCCTCTGGGACGGGCTCAGCCTCTGGGACGGGCTCGACCTCCGCGTGAGTCAAGAGACTGGAGAGACGCGAGCCAGTGACGGGAGCGACAGGAACGCTAGTTCCTGGAGCCGGGGGCCAGGGGACCGAGTTCGCAGAACTCGTGACCTGCTCGTCCGTGACCTCGTCCGGCAGGTCGCGCAGGGCCTGCCTGTAGGCGAACCAGGCGTCTTTCTTGTCTTGGCTGAGGTGTGCGTCGGCCAGAGCCGTCCAGTCGCTTGCGGCGAGTCTCGCGTTGCGCTCGGTTCTGAGTTGAGTCCAGGCGGCGGCGGTCACGGTATCGACGTCGAGGGAGATGACCCAGACGTCATCAACGAGCTCAGCCTTGAGGGGCTTGCCCTCGAGTCCGTCTGGGATGGGAACGGTCAGGAAATCGGCCCAAGCACCCCCGTGGCGACAAGCGCCTGGAGGGACTTGACCGACTATGGTGGGGCCTGCTGGGTCGATAACAGCCTCCATTCTACTACTAGAGCTCGTTATTTATTTGGATGACGCCGCCAGTGCTGTTTGTGTTTTGGAGAAAATAGGGATAGCCGAGCGTCAAAGAGGCACTGCCGACAGTAGCCTGGACCGTTATACCGTTCGTACCTGCCGAGTCTCTTATTATAGCGGTAGTGATGATAGCGTTCCATGCACCTGATAAACTTCCTAGGAGACGGATATTCCCGACGTTCAAAACGTTTATGGTGGTTGCTGAAATGTCTCGCATAGGGACGGGTGTGATGCACAAAATGTTCGCTTGAGTGGTGGACGCTGCGATCCCCGACCCTATATATTCAAGCCCCGTAGTCCCACCGAGTTTGGTAAAGTACCTCTGACACAGCGCCAACTCCTGAGCAAATGGGCGTTGCTCGAACGGCGTAGCCACGGAACCTTTCTCGAGCTGGACGCCTGTCAGTTCGATGAAGTTGCCGGCGTTGGCGAGGATGTTGGTCGCGCCGCTTGACATGGTGTAGTTTCCGGTCAGCCACGTCGACGTCGAGGCGGTCGAGTAACCTGGTAAATAAGAACCGATGTCAAGAAGGATTCCCGTAGTATTATCTCTGTACCACGTCGTTCCATTAGGAGGAGGTGGAATCGTGAGAACCTGATACTGCCAAGTATTTACTGCATTTATCGTAAATGAAGTCACGTACGAATTCACGCCACCTGAATTACGAATAGAAACACTCACAACTGATCCAGTGGTGCACTGTGATCTGACCCAGAAAGAAAGGGTGACTGGGGCACCAAACGAAGTCCCCCACATCATGTCGATGATGTTATTGCCCTCGATGGATTGTTGTATACCGTACTGTGTAACTGGCGTGTTAGCCGCGATGCGCGACGAGAACCGTATACCGAGCTGATACGGCGTGTCAGGTGCGGCGAGGAGCTGTTGAGTAACCGTCTGTGTACCTGTACCACCTGTGAACGTGAAGCGATCTACAGTGCAAAACAGGGGATTTGTACCCGTCGTGCTCGTCCCCCTCTGCGCGATCCGCATGTCGCCGTTGATGATGCGGTTGCGGAACGATCCCATGCCCGCACCTCCACT